AAACCCTAGCTGGTCGCCGTGTTCTTGATCCAGATGTGCGTCTCTTCGTGACGCACTTCGCACGTGTACTCGCCGATGATCATCGCGCGCCTCGCGTCGCCCGTTTCCGGAAGGTCTTTCCGGAAGAACGAGCGGCCCTTGAGCGGCAAGCACTTCAGGTTCGCCGACGTGAGGACCAGGATCTCGTTCGGCGGGAAGCCGGGCACGAGCATGATCTCTCCGTCGAAGAAGTCCGTCTTCACGCGCTCGACGATCGTCTGAATCTGCGTGTCCTGGTTCTCCATCCGCTTGATCGGGAGGATGGTGTTGCTCAGGATGAGCTTGTTCCACGAACCGCAGAGGATGATGTCCATCCGGCGCGCGCCGTTATCCCACGCTTGCCGAAGGATATTCTCCAGCGTGCCCTTCGTGATGTTGGCGGCCTGCATGTCGAACACGTTCGACGACAACCACCACTTCACACCCTGCATGGTGCGCGGGGTGGTGGCGTTGCCGGCCGGGTTGCTGGTCTGCTTGGTGCCATGGAGGAACGACCACTGGAGGCGGTACATCTCGTCGATGAGCCGCTTCTCCAGCTCGGTGTCGATCCTGTCCCCGCCGCCGATCGTCCCGATCGCCATGCGGGTTCCCGAGACCTCCACCGGAGGCGGCGCGAAGATCTGCGTGTAGTTGGTTTTCGCCGCCATCGTCGAGTGCTTCGACGCGGGCGGATCGTCGCCTTCCAACGCCGCGTTGCCGCGGATATAGACCTTGGTGGTGTCCGGGTGAGTCGCCCCGGCGGTGTCGCCGTGGCCGCGCGCGGCAACCGTGATGTCGTTGCCGGACACGCTGGTCACGATCATCTGTTCGGTGTCGATCTCGATGATCGCGCCCTTGTAGAACTTGGCGCCGCTCGCGACCGTGAAGGTCAGATCGGTGGCGTTGAGAGTGCCGCCCTCGTTGATCTGGTCAACCGAGGAAATGAACGAATCCTCTCGCCACTGATGAGTTTCGCGATCGGCTGGAAGGTCGGAGTCCCCGATGCGATCGAGGACGGGCGTCTCACGCGGCGCGTTGATGGACACCAGATCGCTGATGTCTTCGAACATCGTCGTGGTGTCGTCGAAGGTCGCGTGGCCGGTGAACGCGTTCATCTCCGGCCGAAACGTGAGCCCCAGCGGGCACGCGTTGAAAATCTTTCGAAGCATTCTGCCTCACCCCTGCACCTCACCCGTTCCAAGCCAGGCTCCGCGAGGCAGAAAATTGTTAGTTGGCGCTGCTACGCGGCCTTTTTCTCCGCTGCCGCTACGATTCTCTGCGCGAGGTCAGCCGGCAACTTCACGTTGTCGACCTTGAGCTTCTCGCGCAGCTTGTTGAAAGCGCGGCTGTCCTGCGGACGCCCCGTAATGCGCGCCTTGGCGCCGAGCGAAATCAGCTCGGCGACCTTGGTGTCCGTGTCCGCCCCTTGTCCGGAGCCACCGCCGGAACCGGAGCCACCGCCGCCCAGGCCGTCGGTCATGGCCCCCTTGCCGCCGGGCGCTAGTCCCAGCGCTTCCATATTGGCGACCGCCGCTTTCACGAGCTCCTCGGGCTTCATCTTGCCGTCGTCGAGCGTCGCAGCGAACTCTTTGATCGCGGGAATGGGGTACTTGAGGTCCTTGGCGGTGTCGAGGTAGTCGCGGATTTCGAGTGAGCGTTTGAGCTTCTTGTTCTCGTCCGCGATCTGGTCGGCTTTCGTTTTCGTCTTGCCGTGCTCGTCCTGCTCGGCTTTGAGCAGCTTGTCGATCTCGCCCTGTTCGCGGGCACGATCCTCGTCGGCCTTTTTCTTGGCCGCCGCCGCTGCGTCGCCAACTTCGAGCCGCTGCTTGAACTCCGGGTTCGCGGCGAGAAACTCTTCGGGCGTCATCGTCCGAACTTTCTCCTGCGTCCCGGCGCCTCCGCCGCCGCCCTCTTGGGTCTTGCCCTTGCTAGCGCCTTCTCCACCTTCGCCGCCACCGCCGTCTCCGGGGTGACGCAGAGCACGAATCAACACGATCGATCACTCCCTTGGGTTGGTGCATCGGACTATCTGGCCGAATCGTTATACGTTCTGAGTCGACCCAGTCAAGGCGTTTGGTATTGCGTCAACGGTATTCTTGCAACGATGATCGCGGCACCAGTCGCGTACCATCTGCAAGTTGCGCTCGCGCCCGCATGGATTGCAGCGTTTCCGGTTGGGCCCCGCGTCGTCATTGAACCGCACGCCGCAGTCGATGCAGCACGACGTCGGCATGGACCTCCAGCGCTTCCACCCGCTCACGAGCTGCTTGCTCAGGCCGAGTCGCGTGGCGACCTGCATGACCGTCATGCCGCTACCGAGCAAGCGCATCGCTTCTTCGTAGAGTCGGGCCGTTCGTTGGCTTCGTTTCATGTTTTTCGTTACTACCACCCGCGGGGTGCGCGCATCAAAGAAGTTCTTCACGCCGCCTGGAGAATCATCCGGTCGTCGGTCTCGTCTGAGAACATGCGGGTGCGTACCTCGGGCGAGAACCATTCCGGCACCACGAAGATCACGTCGCACCGGCAGCGCGGGCGAAGCGGCGGGAGACCGAAGCGACCGTCGCCGAAATCCCGACGGTTCCATTCCGCGATCGAGAGTACCAACCCATGGCGGTCCAGGTGTTCCGGCTGCACGCGGTCGTCACGGGTCGCCTGCCACAGCCGGAATTGTTGGTCGAGAGGCGGCGGATCGCCGTCGTAGTAGCGGTCGACAATGCCCTGTTCCTCGATGTCGCGCGTGAGGCGCGGGAACTCGTACCGCACAATCCGGTCCGCGCGCTCCGAGACCGTGAGGCGCCGCCCAGCGCTATCGAGTGTCGGCCGCAGCACGTCGCCGTGGCCGAGGCGCGCCAGGTCGCCGCGCAGCATGTCGCGGCTCGCCTGGGGATTCGCGATGTTGCGCATGAACGCGTCGCGAATCTTCCCGAGGTTCGCATCCTCGAGGCTGTGGATTTCGAACCGGACTTGGTCGAGGTGGACGCGGATCCGCTTTCGCTGCCCGCGGGTCAGCTTGAACTGGTTGGGGTCGAGCGGTTCGTCCGCAGCCGCGATCGTGTCGCCGAAGCGCCGGAGCGCGATTCGCCCCGCCTTCGCGCCCGCGGGGATCGCCGCTTCGTCAAACGCCCCGCCGGGGGCAAAGGACCGCTGGGCCTCGGCCTCGAGCGCGTTGATCATGTCGGCAACAGCGGCCTCGTTCTCCGGGCCTTCCGCAATCGATCCGTCGGCGTTGAGCGCCAAGCTGTCTATGGCACGCCCGATCACGGTGTCGCGATCGCGGACGTAGGAGCCGAACACGAGCTCGAGGCGCTTCGTCCACTCGTCCTCGGCGCGATCCATGCGGCCGTGCGCTTTCTTGCGCGCCCGGAGGATGCGGGCCAGGACGACGCGGTCGCGCTTCGTCATCGACGCCACCGCACCGAGCTACACTCGCTTCTCGATTGGGAACGTGAATCGCTGCAGGTAGGACACGTACGCGCCGTCGACGACCTCGATGTCGATGCGCCCCGTGGATTCGTTCTTCGTGGCCCCCACGAGCAGGACACTGGCGTCGCTCGGGAACACAATCTCGCCCGTCCCGTCGCCGTTGTTGATGACACTGAGCAGGGTTTCGACGCCGCCGTCGATCGACAACTTCGCTCGGAGCGTTGCACCCGCAATCGATTCGTCGAGCGCCAAGATGCCGGCCTCGTTTTCGGAGTAGACCGAGAAGCGAAGTGGCTTCGGCGTGTCGCCGTGATAATACACCAGGTCATGGAAGTGCCGGTCCTGATGCCCCTGGAATAGCCGGATGGCACTCATGGCTGACCTTCCTTCGCCGCCTTCTCTTCCGGCGTGTCTTCGTCGGCCGCATCAGCGGCCACCATCATCGGCGGGCCGAACAGAGCCTCGACGTCCTCTGTCGTTTGCTCGGGCGTGATCTTGATCTTCCGCATCTCGAAGAGCGCTTTGTTCAGCCGCTCGTACGGTGTCCCGGTCATTTTCCGGCGCGTCTCGGCGGCGATGCGGTCGAGCTCCGTCGACGCCTGGTCGTCGGTGTAGCGGTGGATGTTCTTCATGGCCTCGAAGAGCGATCGGAAGCCCGCGAACACCGCCGCGCGCTCGGTCTCGATCCGCTCGATCGCGGTGGTCGGGACGATCTCACCGTCCGGCAACACCGTGACGTCCGCGTCGACCTTCACACTCTTGGCCTGGCCGAACGGTCGCTCGCCGCCAGCGATCGTTAGGCCAAACCGCACGGTCTCGGTCCAGGCGCGCGAAAACGCGGGGAAGCAGGCCTCCGCGTGCTTGACGGTCGGCCGGTACTCGATCTCTTTCGCGCGGCCCGATACGTCGGTCTGCTCGAACATATGCCCCATTCCCATTGCGATCGCGGGCGACTTGCTGTTTGAGTACAGGAGCTCGAGCTGGATGCGCACCGGCTCCAGCATTTCCTTGATGAGTCCGGAGGGGGGTGTCGCGAACTCAAGCGAGTCGTTACGGCCGAGCGACATGCCCGAACCGATGCCTCCGCGGAACTGTGTTTGGACCACCTCGTCGTCGCTCTGGAGGACCAGGATCGGCGCGTAGATGCGCGCCGCATAGACGGTGTCGCTCCACAGGTGGTTCAGCGTTTCGTTGTCATGGTTGGCGCTGCGGATATTGGACTGCCCGAGGACTCCCTCGTGGGTCTCCAGGTTGTTGAACAGGACCGCACCCTTTCCGAATGGGTTGGTGCCGTCGTCGCGCGGCATCCAGCGGGCCTTCCCGTCGGGAGACGTCGGACTCACCTTGCCGTCGAGCCACACGACCCAGTGCGTGTCGGAGATGAACTCGATGCGCTCGAGCCACTGTCCGATACCCAGCGAGTTCCTTACCCGCTCGAGGATTCCCTGCCGCGAGTACTGAACGATCTGGCCGGTGACGGTGTTGTAGAGCGTGCGGATTTGGACGCCGCGCAGATGCACGACGGAGGCGCCCGCCGATCCGGAATCGTAGATCGGGCGCGCGCGGTTGGGCGTGTAGACCTCCCACTCGATCTGCTTGTCGGGGCTGCCGTCGTCCCACTTCCTCGGCACATTGACCGCACACCCGTAGACGCTCATGACCGTCGTGATCTTGCGCGCGTGGGCGTTCATGTTGTTGTGCTGCTCGATCTCGTCCCACACCTTCTGGGCACCGACATCATCGATCGTGGTATGGAGCTGGTCGCGCACGAGCGCACCAGCGTGTAGGTCGGCAATCGCGCGGCAGAGCGGGATCGTTAGCTTCGGGCGGTCGTCGTAGCGGGAGGCATGCTCGCGTTTGAGGCGCGGGAAGTAGGTTTCGTTCCGCAGGCGCTCGGGGCGGCCGTCGTAGTAGTCTTCGTACCGACACCACTCTTTCTCGAGCTCGTCGGGCGAATTGGGCCAGTTCTCACAACACAGGCCGAAGAAATAGCCGATCGAGTTTTCTACCATTGTGCCTCCACGGAGCCTCGAGGAACGGGGTGGATGCCGAAGTGAGGGGCAATGTTCTTAGTTGTTAGAAGTTGGGCCGCCGATGACTTGGGAGCGACTTGCTGACTTGACCAAGCTCACCACACCCACCCCGCAGCCGGCGCGATGCGCGAGAATCTCAAGCGGTAGCGCACTTCGTCGCCCACGTGATCCTCGCTCTTGTCGTCGACGTCGTCGAGATCGTCATCATCGCGCGGCATTTCGGGAATCGTCCGGATGTACCCATCGGTGCAGCTCTCAAGCGCGAACACGCCGGGCAATTCCCGCGGCGCTTTCGCATTCGTCAGTGCCGTGCGCAGCTGCTGCCAGCCCTGCTTGCGCGTCCCCTGGCCCTTGTCGGCGTGCTTCCATTTGACGCCTTCCTTCTCCATGTCGGAAGCGACACTACGGACCTTCTCGCCGTCTTCGCGCAGCTCCGAGTTGTCGAAGATTTGCGTGTCGGCCGGCCCCGGCTTGACACGCCCCGCGAGCCCCATCTGAGCTTCGCGCTTCAGAATCCCACGCGCGATCTCGCGCGCCGTCATGTTGAGCCCTTCGTTCGGTCGGTCCTTCACCCACCCATACCATTCGCCGATCCGGTAGAGATCGCCGCGCACGCTCCCGTACGTGAACCCGTTCCACGTGAATCGCTCGCCGTTGCTCTCCGCCCACCACCCGACACTGAACGGTCTGGACTGTCCATGGTCATAACTGCGATCGACATACCACCCAGCGGGAATCTTCGACAAGGGGAAATCTGGCACAACATGAATCTTCTGGTTCCACACGTCGCCGACCATGGCACCCGCCACAACCTCCCAGTCCTCGTCGAGCCACGCCTTCAGCATTTCTGGGTTGCGAGCCGCGGCCCCGATGTCCTGCGAATACTCCGGGGTGGCGTGCAGCATCACAGCGTTCTGCTCGAGCCGGCCGCGCACCGCGACACGCCAATGTGTGGGCTTCCCGTCGCGGTCAAGGGCATCCTTGATGATCGGGCCGATCAACCGGTCGGGAGGAATCGGTAAGCGATACCTGGACTTCACCCACGTGTGACCAACGCCGTACGGGTTCGTCGTAGAGCGAATGCGACGGCGCACCTTCGGGTTCGAGGTGCGGTTGGTCGAGATCATGAGTGTGAAGGGCCCGTCGTTGGGCCAGTTTGTGAGTTCTTCGAATCCCAGCCACGGAATCGACCAGCCGTGGTAGTTCAGGTAGTCCTTTTCCCGTTCGATGAACCGCAGCAAGAGCTGCTCGCCGCCGGCAAACGTCCACGTGTGATCGTCGTCGGTGTAGCGGCATCCTGGGAATATCCTCGGGAACCACTTCTGCGTCTTCTCGATGACGTCCTTGAGCTCGGGATACTTGCGCCGGAAGAGGACACCGAACCAGTCCTTCCCGAGACCGCGGCCTACATCCTGAGCGAAGTCCATGACCAAGGCATCGGTCTTCCCGTTCCCGCGCGGCCCGGTGAAAATACACTCGCGCACGGGGCACCGGAGAAAAATATCTTGGGATCCTGGTTGCGGCGCCCACGCGATCGGTGTTCGGCGCTTCTTGAAAAACGGCCGGAGCCCTTCGTCGGTGACGCGCCATTCGATCTCGTCACTTAGGCTTGCTTGTCGTACCCGCCTTATCGGAGCTGGCCCAAGTTTCGGCATCCTCACCACCACTCAAGACGAGGACACCGCCCGCCATGTTGTGGTCGATGGTCTGGCGATCGCGGTACTTCGACATGCGGGCGCGCGCGTAGAGCTGCAACATCGTGTCGCTGTATTCAAGGACCTTTCCCTTGTCCACTCGGCGCCCTTCGTAGAACACAGCCTTCTTGATCCCGTCGATCCCGCGGCGCTTGATCTCCGTCTCGACCACGAGCTCGTCATGGTCGATATTCGCGTCCTGCTCGGCGATCGCGAACGCTTCGTCGGAATCACGATGTTGATTCACAGTCTCACGCGTGACGCCCGCAGCTCGGCACCCAGCGCCCACAGTGCCATGCTTGACGATCGCCTCGAGGTACCTCAGCTTCGCGGCGGCGGTGAATTTCCACGGATTTGCCATGGTTTTGGTCAGATTCCCCGTCAGGAGTTTTAGACCCCGGGCTTGCCCTGCTCGACCGCTTCAGCGAGCGATCGCAGCATCGCGCCGAGCTGGGGATCGCGGTCCTCGTTCGTGACGTACGTGACCGCGTCGTTGCTCGTCAAGACGAGGCAGAAGGTCCATCCCTTGGGGAGTCGCTTCGCGATCTCCTCCGCGATCTGGCGCTTCACGACCTCGGCGCGCTCGAGCGGTTCACGTGCGGGTTCGCTGTACGGTTCTTTGCGTTCGCTCATGCGAGCTTCCTTCCTTGCGCGTCGACGAGGACCGGGGCCGACTCGATCAGCTTCTTGACCGTCTTCTTCGCGCCCTTCATCTGGCCCGTCGCCTGCGCGGTGATGAACTTCTCGACCGAATCCATAATCGCGTTGAAGCGCTCGTCGTCCGATGCGTGGGGGGTGTTGTACGTCTCTTTCACTTCCTGGACCAACTTCTTGCACGTGGCCCGTACGACATCCTCGGACGCGGTGAGCTTCACCTCGTTCCCGGATAATAGCACCATCCGGTATAGCACCGCCCAGTAGAGCGTAGCCGCGAAGCCGAGTTCGCGCACGTTCGGGTTTCCAGGGGCATCGTCGGGTGTTGGGATCGTCGTTGTCTCGGTCATGTAGTCGCCACCTCTCGATTTTCGATGTGTTGGGTGAATCGATCCCACCACTGGCGGGGCGTTGCGTCGCGTGCGAGTACGCCGGCGTGGTAGTCGTTCCAGGTCGCGTCGACCCAGCGCTTCGTGCCCGCCGTGTGACGCTTGACGACCTCGAGCGCGTGCACGTGGAAGTCTGGCCAGGGGATCTGAAGGTCTTCGCATAGCTGGCGCGCCTGCTGGATGCGGATCGCCTCGTCGCGATCAACCTCCACTCGGACGGGTCCTTGCTCGCGGATCAGCTTCTCGGAGAACGGGACGAGGATGCGGATTTTCCCAGCCAGGTGCTCGCGCCGGATTGCGTCGATTGCGGCTCGAACCTGGGGTGCCGACTTCCCGTCGCATGCCGCTGTGATCTTCGCGACGTCCGATTCGGTTAGGTCGACGTCGGCCATTCGTTCGAGCGCTGCGACCGCTTCGGCTGCCACGGTCCCGGGCTCGTCTTTGCGATTCCCGCTATAATCGCGCGCGCGCGCCCGCGGCTGCTCTGCCTCTATATCTTCCTCTTCTTCTGATCTGGCTATAGCCAACCCCATGGGGGGGTCTATAGGGGTGGCTATAGGGTCGGCGGGTTTGGTTACTCCATTATAGCGTGATTCCGAGCCCCACCGTTTTTCGGCCCCTATTCTGCCGTAAGCTATTGCTTTTTCGTTAGTTTCGATTTCCGCAACTATCCGAGGGGAAAACCAGGCTCCGTCGGCCCGCATCGCGAACGGTCCCCGTTGAAGCGCATCCAAAACCCACATACGCATATAGCGCGCATTGGTACGCGCATCCGTAGCGGAGTGCTGGCGGATCAGGTCCGCAATGGCATCCGGAGTCAGTACGCATCCGCGCCGGATGAACACTCCCAGCTCGTCGGTTTGGGTCCGACAGAACGACCAGAGAACCTCGACGATCCCCCGTGAACGAAACGAAAGTTGGTTCATCGTCGCGTCGGCGAGGTACTCGGCGTCCCACTTTTTCGACCATGGCCGGCGGCTGTTCATGCACTACCCCCTAGAGGAATTGAGTCGTCGTATTTGGCTGTTGCGTACGTCGGCCGCATTGGGACCGAGTCGTCGTTTCCCTGGGCTTCGATCCTCGTCGCGGCCCGCACCAGTATCTTGGCCTCGCCAAGGGCGAGTGTGATCTCCCGCGTCGCGGCTCCCACGTCGCCGTTGAGATCGAGCGGGCAGAGTGCTTGCCCCAGGTTGATCATCACCGTCTCGCTGCCGCTCTGGTTGCTCTTTCGAACATGCATCGCGACCACCCCGTTGTCGAATGACCGCAGGAACGTGATGCCCGTCGTCGACGGGAGTTGTGTCCGGGGCCCCGAGGGCGAGCCGAGCGCGGCCGTCGCGATCCGGATAAAGTCGTTCTGCTCCCACGTCTCGATCGGGTCTGGGTCGTCCTCGGGGGCGATGAAGTAGCGGCAGAACATGCGCGGCTGCTGGCCGATCAGGAAGAAGGCCGCGATGGCACGCTTGGCGAGATCGCGCGAGGCGGTATCCTGGGGCGACTCCAGGTGGCCGTCGAGCATGAGCTCGCGGTCGTTCTGGACCAGCATCGCCATCAGGTCCCAGCGCTGGATGCACGTCTCGGCGCTCAGGACTCCACCATCCGTGGCGGGCTCGCCGTTTCGGTAACGGATCGACTCCTCGACCAGGATGACCTCGGACGCGGCGATGAGTGCTAGTGTGTTGGCATCGGTGAAGCCCGCGTACAGGATGTTGCCGAAATTCGGGTAGACCTTCACCCCGGGAAGTGCCGCGGCAACGTAGTCGCGCGACTCGATGAACGCGGGCACGAGCTGCGCGATGTAGCCCGCTACGTTGCCGGCGTACTCGTCACTCGTGTTGATCATCTCGTTGGGCGAAACGTCGAACGCCGCATAGTGCATCGTCCGATCGATCAGTATCCCATCGAGCGGCGGCGGGTAGGTGAACATCGGCGGCGGCGCGTAGCGAAGACCTTTCAGTTGCTTCACCATCGTGATGTTGCACCACAGCCGATACTCCGGCGAGCCCATGTTCATGACGTACCAGCCACTCGGCAATATCCGCGGCTGGCCGCCGTGATGGATGTGGCCGACCGCCGGGTTGATGCCGTTCTGGGTCGCGTAAGCGGTCCACTCGGCCACCCATCCCAGCGTGATATTCCGGCAGACGAAGTAGGTGTAGATGCGCTTACTCGGATCGGCGGCGCGCGCTTCGTCGGCGTACTTGTCCGCCTTGTGCTCGACGATGTCGTTCAAGGCGAGACGCTCGAGCACTTCCGCCGACGTGTCGGGAGACGGGTCGCGCGTGCATTCCGAGTAGGTCCGCAGCTGGTCGCTCACGCGATCTCCCCCACCGTGGCGGACGGCGATCCGACTTCGCCCGACACGCGGATGGACGCCCCCTGGTCGTGGATCGCGTAGACCTTATGGGCTTGGATTGCGACGA